GCTGGTCATGGAGATATCGCCGAAACCGCTGATGATGTGGGAGTCGGTGATCGTCGGATCTCCGGCAGTGATCGTCGCCGCAATCGGCCCGACCCATGCTCCCGCTACGTCAGGAGGGAACCCAAGCTGACGGTAGTAGAACTCCCAGGAGACTGCGTTGGCAGAGCCGACTGGTTTCGACCAGTGGATGTGAGGGCGAAGTGACGACCCAGGAAGCCACGCATGCGGCATCTGGGCGACACCGGCGATGATGTTCTCAGCGTTACCTGCGAACAGCAAAGTCCCCGGGAAGTCGGTCACCGTGTTGTCCAGGGACGGAGGAGAGGTCGCGCCCAACGGGTTGATGAGTGACGCCGGGAATCGGAGGTCTTCCCAACCGACATCGACCACGACCTGATCGCCATTGCGCTTGTTGATCAGGAGAGCGCCGCCGTCCTCGAGTCCGATGCGAGGACCGACTATCGATGTGAGGATGTTCCTGAGAGCCATGTCAGCCGATCAGCGGTCCAGACATCCCACCACCATCCCTGCGTGTCGGGTAGCGCTGGCGAGCCAGCCCCCACTGTCCCCGTGCCGGGAAAGAGGTAGGTTCGTTGAGCAGGCTTCGGTTCTTCGCGGTGCGGAGAAGTTTCTCTCGAAGCTTCAGGAGGTTCTCGACTTCGGCTTCCGAGTTCGACAACTTCTTGATGATCTTCGACGCGAAGTGAACCTGTACGAGTTCCCTGAACGACTCCGGCCAGCGGCCGATGTTCATCCCATAGGCCACGTCGTCGCTCACATAGCGGACGTAGATCGTGTCAAGGTCGGCGTACCAGTAACCTGCCTCGTCGACGTATCGAGTCAGCGGGGAACGGAAGAACTCGTCAGAGCAGACCGCACAAGGGATCACGAAGTCGTCGGGCTTGTCGAAGACCCTGCGGTATCCGAAGTCAGGCTCGATCCCCGAGTCGTAGTCGACCTGAATCGTCCTGGTGGCGAAGTTCCACTGACCCAGTTCGAGACAGGTGCGAACCCCACCATCGGCCCATACCTGATCCAGCAGTCGACGGGGTTCTCGCTCCTCCGTCAGCGACGACAGGAAGCGCTCACCGCAGATCAGCAAACTTCCGTTATAGACCGTCAACTGATCTGCCACAGAGCCCCCTTAGGTCTTGAGCGTGACCTGTTCGTGGTTTCGCAGCCATTGAGCTGCGATCTCGGCGGTGTCGTGATCCTTGCTCAGGATCTCACCATCGGAGAGACGGACGACGCAGTGCTTGTGCTGCGGGCCACGCCACTTGACGACGTGCATCTGCGCCGGAGGTGCAACCTGCTCGGTGGAGACGAGGTCGTGCTTCTGCAGGACATGGACTCGTGCCCAGTTCCGGTCAGCGGACAGCACCAGCAGTTCGAGAATCCACTCGCCGGTCTCGAGGCGAACCTCGATGCGGTCGTATGGCTTCATCTGAGCGGACGTGTGCGCCCAGTAGGCCGGGTCGAGGACGTCGCTGATCTTCGTGCCCTCTTCGGCGTTCACGACCCAGTCCTGGCGGGCGTATTCGGCCCCCTGGAGCCGGCTGGGGTTGAGGATCACAACGCGCTTCTTCTCATCCATTTCGTTCCCTCTCTCATGGAAAAAGGGCGAGCCCCCAGAAGAAGCCCGCCCGGCACTGCAAAGAACTCAGGTCAGGCGGTCGAGTACATCTGCGACCCGGAGCAAAGCGAGAAGCCCGACGATGCGTTCGTGGTGACCAGGGCATTGATGCCCAGCACCACCGTGCCCGTCGAGCCGCCGGACGATGGCGCAAGGACGAAGATGATGTCGCCGTTGCGCATGCCCAGTTGCTGGCCGTCACTGAAGTAGCCGCGCGTGCCGATGATGGTCGAACTCGGGTCGCTGGTCTGGTGATACCAGATGCCCGTGCCGCCGGTCAGCGCGCCGAACGTCACGGACGACGTGGACGTGTCCGTGGTGCCCGTCGAGTACAGCAGATTGCCCGAGGTCGTGGTGATCTGGCCCATGCCACGAACCAACAGGATCGGCGGGTTTGCCTTGGACGTGGCTTCAGTCGAAGAAAGGTATGCCATTGTGGTTCTCCTTAAGCGTAGGCCGAGCCGTCAGCCGTGATGACGACCACGCCGGTGTTCTGCAGCAGCAGCGCACCCATGAAGGCCGAGCAGCGAGCGTAGGAGTAGTCCTGCTCGTTGTCGTAGCCCACCGGGGAAGCGATGCCGCCCGTGTCGATTGCCATCCCCGCCGCGGTCTTGTGGTACAGGAATGACTTCTCGCTCGACGTGCCCTTGCCGGGAAGGTTCGGGTGCTCGACGAGCAGCACGTTGCGCCAGCGGTAGGCCATCGGCTTGTCCTTCCAGCTCGGGTTGTCCGAGCCGGCGTAGGGCCGAAGGTCGACGTACTGCGCATTGGCGAACTCGGTCGCCTGCTCGAGGTAGGCCAGGAACGACGGCTGGCAGAGCAGCGTCACGTTCGAGTCCCAAGGCACGGCGGCATTCGACAGCTTCACACGGGCGTTCTGGAAGAGCGACACGTTCGGGATCGTCGTGCTGGAGCCGAGGGTCACCGAGCCGGTGTTCAGTTGCGTGATGATCAGATCGTCGATCTTGCGGTTCAAGACCGCCATCGTCGTCATCTGCATGATCGCGCGCTGATTGCCCTGCGAAGCGAACACGTTGAACCCGGTCTTGCGAACCAGGTCGTGCCATTCCTGCAGCGTGCAGGTGTTCTGGGTCAGCGAGTCGGCGCGGGCGGGGATGCGGCCGTTGAGACCACGGGTCACCGCGGTTGCCGAGCCTGAGCCGGCGACGAGGAAGACGGCTTGTTGACCCTTGATCACCGCTTCGGTGGTCACGGTGTCGCGCAGCAAGGTCTGATGGGCCTCGAAGGCCGCGACAAACTCTTGTCGGTATTGGATCTGGAAGGCACTGTCGGCCATGATTGAACTCCTTGAAAACAGTCGAAGAGACCGTTAGCTCGGGGTGTCCGATCTGGCTGGTGTGGCAGGGGTGTCCTTTACAGGAGCCTGCTGCCTCGCCCACGGGGCCTTGCAACGCGGTAAGCGGCGCTACCTTACCACTTCTATCGCTAATTGCACGCATCAACATTTGCGTCGACGCTACCCTTTCATCTTCTCGCGTGCCGCAATGAGGCGCTGGTATTCGCCATCGGGCCCTGAAATCTTCGGGTCGTTGTATGCCTTGCGGTCCTTGCGCATCATCAGTTCGATCTCTGCGATGCGGGTCTCGACACCCTTCATCGGGTTCGCTTCAGAGCCTGGGACAACAACTCCCGCCGGGTTCTGGATCAACGCCAACGACAGAAGCGCGCGAATGACCTCGGGCTTGCTTCCGAGCCTAGCCCCATCGGGGCCGCGGGCGTCGAGGATCGCGGTCTTCAGAGAACTGTCGGCGACCGTGCTGAGCATGTTGTCGATGACGTTCCAGTTGCGGCGGAACTCGGCGCCCCACTCATCACGGAGAGCGTCCTCGGCAATCTTCTCTCCTGCCTTGTCGTTCTCGATGCGCTTCTCAGATTCGAGTCGGACGATCTCCGACCATGCTTGAGCAGTGGCCTTGACCTGGGCTTCGGTCTGGTTCGTGGCGTGGGCGTGCTTGAAGAGAACCCCGAAGGCTTCCTTCTGCGTGTCTGTCAAATCTCCGACGTTGTACTTGTCCGCAGTCTCAGGGATTCCGACTTCGGCACGCCAGGCTGCCACCTGTTCTGGTGTCGCGTCCTTGCCGAGTTGCGGCTTGAGATCCCCGGAACTGATGCGGTTCTGAGCTTGGACGAGAGCCTCGAGCGCAGCCTCGGGGGAGGCGTAGCGGCCGAAGCGCTTGGCTAGTTTCTCGTCGCCCTTGCTTGCCTTCTCGCGCCAGTCTGCAGGCCAGTAGCCGGGCTTGTCTTCGGCCGGGTCGGCAGCCGGCGCACCAGCAGCCGGAGCAGGGCTTGCTGCCACCACAGGGGCGGGAGCAGGGGCCGTAACAACAGCCGCGGGTGCGGGGGCCTGAACAGGGGCGTTGATCGGCGTGCCATCGGTCGGCGCGTCAAGGGTTGCTTGGTCGCTCATTCTCACTCCTCAGTGTGGACATATCACAGGTCAGTAGCCTGCCGATCTCTTTGCCGACGAACAGTCGACCCATCGCGAAAGCCGTATCCCGGTCGGTCGGCCACCAAGGAAGTCCCCCCACCTGGCAGGCCTTCTGAAGCACCCACGCGAGAGCCCTCCTCTGCTGATCCTC